GTGGGACTGCTGCCACCATTATATACATGGTTTGAGGTACCAGACGTTCGCATTGCAACTTGGATCAGTACCAAATTGGGTCTAAGAGTAGCATTAGAAAGACCAAACACCAAAAAATAAATAATTCTTACGATGCTTTTGACCTACATTATGTTTCTAGTGGCGCTGAGCCTCAGCGCTGTGGCCGCCTACTACAGCATTGTAGGGCTTGCGGCAATTTTTTCTGCGGCCACGATCCCAATCATCATCATGGGCAGCATGTTAGAAGCAGCCAAACTGTCAGTCACAGTATGGTTGCATGAATATTGGGACCAATGTCGACTGGCCATGAAAGGCTATCTAGTGCCGGCAGTGGTGGCCTTGATGTTCTTGACCAGCATGGGTATCTTTGGATTTCTCAGCAAGGCGCACTTGGACCAGGCCGTGCCCACGGGCGAGGTGGCCACCCAAGTGGCCATGCTGGATGAAAAAATCAAGATCCAGCGGGAATATCTACAGACCGAGCGTGACAACATAACCGCGGCAAGAACCACATTGAGCCAACTGGACAGCCAGGTCAACGAGAGACTCAGTCGTGGCACCACCGAAGCCAGCGCAGAGCGTTCCGTACAGATTCGTGCTCAGCAACAACGTGAACGACGTGCGTTACAGAACGATATCAGTGATGCGCAAAAACGCATAGAAACAATCAACGCTGAAATAGCTCGGCTCAACGAACAACGCGCCCCCATAGCAGCCGACCTGCGCAAAGTAGAAGCCGAAGTTGGCCCTATCAAATACATAGCGGCCTTGATCTACGGTGACAATCCCGATGCCAATCTCCTGGAACGTGCTGTGCGCTGGGTCACCATACTGTTGGTGGCGGTATTTGATCCCCTGGCCATCATGATGTTGTTGGCAGCCACAGAAAGTCTCAAGTGGGAACGGCAGCGCCGCCAACAACTAGCACCCACCCATGTACTGCCCGATCCTGAGCCTGAACCTATAACGGAGCCGGAGCCCCTTACAGAGCCAGAGCCAGAGCCACCGCCCCAAGATGCACAACCTCCTGGCCCCAGTATGCTGTACATCAACGATGACATCATACGCGAGCCGCAGCCCAAGAAGCCGGAAGTGGTGACCGCGGTGCCATCTGATTCCACGCGCGATCTTGAAGATGATGAAGATGCCATGGGAACGCATCCCGTGATCAAACAGGTCAAGGCCTTGTGGAAGGCCGAGCATCCCAAGGCCACATTGAAAGAACAGCGCCGCCTGGTAGAAGAAGGCAAGATACCCAGCCTGCCCTGGATGGACTATCTGGAAGACCCTCGAGTCAAGCGTGACGTGGCGTTTGGTAACTTGTTCCCCAGCCAGGCCTTGAAGGGTGACATGTTCATGGCCACTAATGGCATGCCAACTCAACTGTTCAAGTTCAACGGCGATCGTTGGATACCGGTTGACAAAAACCAAACAGACAGTTATACTTACAATCCTGCATATATAGACTTTTTAATAGAAAAGTTGAGCTCGGGCCAGTATGATGCGGACCTGCTGACAGACAGCGAACGCGAACGCATTGAGGCCAAACTACGCCGGGAGGATAAGTGAGCGAATCAAGAACCTACGAAAACACATGTAGTTTTTGCGGCAAGCACAAAGATGTAGTTTCTAAACTGATCGTAGGGGACAAGGTGGCCATATGCAATGAGTGTGTGAGCCTGTGTATTGATCTCCTGGATCCCGAAGAAAAAGAATCCACTACCAAGATCGACAACCTTGATCCACGCAGCCTTAAAGAGTTCCTGGATCAATACATCATTGGCCAGGATCAGGCCAAGGTGGTGCTGTCTGTGGCCGTGGTCAATCACTACAAGCGACTGAACCGCCCCAAGAACAGTCCCGAACTGGAAAAAAGCAACATCCTCATGCTGGGACCCACGGGGTCAGGCAAGACGCTGCTGGCCCGCACCATTGCCCGATTCCTTGATGTACCTTTCGTTATCGCTGATGCCACCAGCCTTACTGAAGCAGGCTACGTGGGCGACGACGTTGAAAGCCTGATAGGACGTCTCTACGCCGCGGCCGGCTACGATGTGGAAAAGGCGCAACGGGGCATCGTGTTCGTGGACGAGATCGACAAGATCTCACGCAAGAGCGAAAGCAGCAGTATCACGCGCGACGTGTCGGGAGAAGGTGTGCAGCAGGCTCTGCTTAAACTGGTAGAGGGCACCACGTGCCGCATACCGGGACAGGGCGGTCGCAAGCATCCCGGCGGTGAGATGATCGAGATTGACACCAGCAACATCTTGTTCATTGCGGGTGGTGCATTCGTGGGCCTGGACAGCATCATCCAACGCAGACTGCATGGCAGCAGCATTGGCTTTACCAATCCCATCAAAGCCCAGATGGACGTGCATCTGGATCAAGTCACGCCTGACGATCTCGTGAAGTTTGGTCTTATTCCAGAATTCGTGGGGCGTTTCCCAACATCGGTGGCCTTGAGGCAACTCACAGCCGAGGACATGGTGCGCATCTTGACCGAAGTCAAGAACAACTATATCCAACAGTATCAGTGGCTGTTCCAGCAGGATGGAGTTGAGCTGGAGATCCAGCCCGACGCCATCGATGCCGTGGTCAGCAAGGCCATCCGGACCGGCACCGGTGCTCGTGCGCTGCACAGCGAACTGGAAAAAATCCTCATGCCCCACATGTACCAACTTTGCTCGTATCGCGAGCGAGACTTGAAACAGTTGAAGATCGACGCTGATCAAGTAAATAATCCCACTACCCTTTGAGGAGACATATGGCACTTTACGGACGTTCGGTTTTGGTCACTGATGGCAATGTAGAAAAGGCTCTGCGCAAGCTCAAAAAGAAGGTGCAGAACAGCGGTGTGCTGTTGGAATTGAGAGAGCGCGAGACCTACGTCAAGCCCACCACGAGACGCAAGACCGCCCGGGCCCTGGCCAAGAAACGCTGGGAACGCTACGTCAAGAGTCAGACACTCCCGCCCAAGACCTGGTAATGTACATCGAGTTCCGCCTACCCACGGGGGCCGGTGGACAGGCTGCTGCCCATGCCAACTACATGTTGAAACAGAAGTTGGAGCAGTGGAGCGAGCTGTATGGCATTCCGTTGCGTCGCAAGACCGTGAAGTACACGGTGCGGGTTACCTTTGATGATGATCGATTCTATACCTATTTTGCCACTACATGGAAGGCCGCCAACAGTTGGCATGATTTTCGCATTATTTCTGACCTAAACAATAGACAAGACTAGGTATTTCCTGTATAAATATGTTTGTAGTGCCGATGGTCGGGCTACACTTGAAGTCATTCTTGCTTAACAAAGGAGAATAGTAATGACACGTATCACATCTTTTGATCTCACCCCCTTCTACCGTAACTCGGTTGGTATCGATCGCTTGTTTGACCGCATCACTGCGCAACTAGATGCAGCAGCGGCCACAGGCAATTATCCTCCCTACGACATCGTTCGTACCGGCGAGGACAAGTACGAAATCCGCATCGCTGCTGCTGGCTTCCGCCAGGGCGAGATCGATGTTGAGTTCCATGAAGGCAAGCTCATCGTGCGTGGCGAACGTTCTGAAGAAGTGCGCCCCGAAGTTGAGTATCTGCATCATGGCATCAGCAATCGCTCCTGGGTGCGTACTTTCCCCTTGGCTGACTACGTGGAAGTCAAGAACGCCATCATGAGCGAGGGTATCTTGGTCGTAGAGCTCGAGCGTATCGTGCCCGAAAGCCAGAAGCCCAAGAAGATTGAGATCGCTTACCAAAAGTAATCAACAGAAGTAAATAACATTGGGGGGTCCCAGTGGCCCCCCAATCCTGAGGAACCGATATGTCACAGACCGAAACCAGCACCAAGACACGTACCACACCCGGACTTGGGCTACAAGAACCGCCCATGTTCAAGGTCATCTACATCAACGACAATGCTACCAGCATGGAGTTCGTCGTGGGCAGTTTGGTCGAGCATTTTGACTATACTCCGGTCACGGCCGAGAAGATCACACTGGACATCCATGAATCTGGCAGTGCTGTGGTAGCAGTATTGCCCTATGAGATAGCAGAGCAAAAGGGCATAGAGATCACGGTAGCAGCACGTACCGAAGGCTATCCGCTGCAGATCAAACTAGAACCCGACAACGCCTAGAACTCCACGGTCATGCGCCGCGGATAGTAAACTGGTTGGTTCATTTCATCTTCGCCCCGTCCACGGCAGTTGTTGACAAAATGCACCCCTTCTCGCACACAGTCAATGTTGCCTGGGTATCTGCCCACGCACCAGTGCGCTATCTTGTTTTCAGTGTCATTGAGCAGGGCCGACATGAGATGATGGTTGCCCATGGTATTGACATGATGGGTGCCCACCAATGTGGGATCGTGTGACACCAGATCATAATCGGGCAGCGCATTGGTTATGACCACTATACGCTTGACATCTTTGTGCGTCTGGAGTTTTTTGATGCTGTTAGACATGTACTGGGCTTCGCTTTCGGCCAGACCTTCTATGACATCAGTTACATCACTGTGATAATGGTGCTGATGACAAAACCAACGCTGGGTCTGTTCCACATCCCCGTTGGGGTCAAAGTCCCAACTCCACCAACCATTGGTGGCCAGAAAAGCCACGCCGTGTAGTATCACCACGTTGTTCTGTAGGTAAACAAAGTTCTTGATGTCTTGGGTGCAATCCTGTATAGTCTTGTAGTTGGAGGCAAGATCTTGGCAATGTTGGATGTGTTCGTTGACGCCATCGATGTACATGGTGGCTTGGTAGCACTGGCTGATATGACGCAGGGTGTTGCGCAGCGTGACAGCATCGCCGGATACATTGCCCGCTATCACGCAGATGGGGCTGGTGGCCTGATGGCTCCAATCCAGGGACTGGTTCCAGGTTTCGATGTTGAGATCTGAAATAAGGTCAAAACTAAACTGCATGATACATATTTACGGAACATGACACTATGAACATAATAATTGGTAAAGACAAACTCAACGAGCTGGATGGGCGCTACGTGATCCTTGAGCTGGACATCGTGCGTGTGGGTCCCGATGAGCATCAAGCCTATGCCTTGGTAGACAGCCTTGAGCTGGGCGAACTACAGCATCTTGATCGCTATCGAACCCTGCACAACAAGATGATGACCAACTACCGTGGGCGCAACTGGGACTTCGTGGATCAGGCACTGGGACATCTGCGTGGTCGCTGGCGCGGCGCACTGGATAGTTTCTACGAGGAGATGGCCAATCGCGTAAATGCCCTGCGCAGCCAAGATTTACCGGACACCTGGGACGGCAAAGTCGATCGAACCCCGGCCTAGCGGCGACTGCGGCACACACGCATCAAGTCAGCGATGTCTTGTCTTGTGCGCCGTGGATTATCTTGATTGACCAGTGACCTGGCGGCAGCATCCTGTTGCAGGCGTCGACGCAGGTCAATCCAGTTTCGGCCCTGGCGCGAAGCCAGACAATGCTGTCGAGCAGATTCAAAGTTTGCCATGAACTCCTGCCACACTTCTTGGATGAATGCGTCGCTGAAGAAACGCTGTTGATTATAGGCCGTGATGTGGCGGATGGCTCGCTGCATTTCTTTGCGTTCCGCTGCACTGAGCTGCCGGATGTATTCCATGACTTCGGTCACACGCGTCATGCGCTGCACAGGATCGGTCTCTAGGTCGTAGGACTCATCTATGATGTCATGGAATGTTCGGAATCCGTAACTGCGGAGATAGCCCAGGGCACCTGGTGTGCTCAACAGCAAGAAGGGTTTGTTGCAGGCTATGGGACGCAGGATTTTTTCCGTGAGATGCCAGCGTTGGTCGTCGTAGAGAGTCTCCAGCACCACGTCCACCAGCAGATGCGGTAATCCTGACGGCTGTAGCCGGCGCTTTGGGACGATGTAGTGAGGTTGGACGGCAACCACTCAAGATCATTGTTGGGTCTGAAAACAGGATTACGGAACTCATGCTCGCGCCAGTACGTCCCGTTGTCGTGTGTGGAGAAAGAGATACGGGCAGCGGGCACCAAGGCCTTTTCTATGACCAGATCAGCAAATTTCAACCGGTACTCTCGGCTGCCGCCCCAGGCACGATTGTAGATCACAAAGTCTTGTTCATAGACATCAGGTAGATCCTTTAGGCTGGGATCATGTTGAGCATAGCGGTACCAATCGCGAGCAATGGCAGCATGGCTCCACCAGTATACCGGGACCAGACCCACCCCGATATACTTGTCGATATGGGGCGAATTTACTTCGCTGTGGCAGATCATGTTGACATCAGCCGTGACATTGCCGTAACATACAGCAGCAAGGTTTTTGTGACTGACGTGCTCGCGCACAGCATCACATTGCATCTGATACTGTAGTGTGCTGAGATTGGCGCAGTACCAGGGCAAAAGGTCTTGGTACATGGATTGGGGAGAATAAAGGTCCCAGTCAAGGGGCTCTTGATCATGCATGATCATCATGGCCGAATCCATGAACCGGCGCCAGGATCGGTGACGTAGGCTGTTTTCGGAGAGGTCGGCTAGTTTTTTACTGCCATGCGGGTACCAGCGGTAAATTATGATATCGTCTCCCGCGACATCGTTGATATAGTTATAAATTTCTTCAAAAGGTATGTACATGACAGACAAAAAAACAACCGTAGGTTTTATTGGACTTGGAAAACTGGGCCTTGATTGTGCCGAAGTGTTTGCTGAACACTACGCTGTAAAAGGCTACGATATTTACCCAAGGACCAGCAGCAGCGTCCAAGTTTGCGACATTGATGAACTGGTACGCGACAGCGACTGGATCTTTATCGCCGTGCCCACACCCCACGAAGAAGGTTATGACGGATCAGTGCCCAGCAGCCACAAGGAACCCCGGGACTTTGGCCATGATGCTGTGCTAGATGCGCTGCGCAAGATCAATCAGCATGCCGATACCAGCAAGCGAGTGGTACTGATCTCCACGGTGCTGCCCGGCACCACACGACGCAAATTTATCACCTTGTTGGATCCCAAGCACCAGTTCCTATATAATCCCTACCTCATCGCCATGGGCTCGGTTAAGTGGGACATGGTGAATCCTGAGATGGTCATGATCGGAACCGAAGACGGCAACCCCAACGCCCTGGCACGCGAGCTGATCGAACTCTACAGGCCCATAATGCAAAACAATCCGCGCTACGAGATCGGCACCTGGGACGAGTGCGAAGCCATCAAGATTTTCTACAATACCTTTATTTCGGCCAAGGTGGGCTTGGCCAACATGATCCAGGACTTTGCCATGCGCATTGGTAACATCAACGTGGACGTGGTAACCAACGCACTGGCCAACTCTACCATGCGCATCATGGGTCCCAAGTACATGACAGCGGGCATGGGCGATGCTGGTGCCTGCCATCCGCGCGACAACATTGCTCTGCGTTGGTTGGCCAAGGAATACGAGATCGGTTACGACATCTTTGACACCATAATGCATGCACGAGAGATCCAAGCCAAGAATCTAGCGGACTTCCTGGTCATGGTGTCCCGCGATCGAGACTTGCCAGTGGTCATACACGGCAAGGCCTACAAGCCTGATGTGCCCTACTGTATCGGTAGTTACAGCACCTTGGTGGGTCACTATGTGCAGCAGGCCGGACTTCCGGTGTTCTACCTTGACCCCTTGGCCGACGACAAGACCGACGTAGTTGAAGGACTTGACACCGCTGCGGTAGTGCTGTTAGCGCACAATCGACATGTCACGTATGGCTATACCGGCAACGCCGGCAAAGACAGTTTCTACTGCAACATCCCCCGGGGCAGCGTGTTCGTGGATCCCTGGCGAGCCATGGAACCAGGTCCTGATTATGATGTGGTACACTATGGCAATACCAGACCCGCTTAATCGCACTTGGGGCAGAATGAGCCTGATCCCGTTTTGGGAACTTCTGCACCGCGACTTGCCCTATATCAACGAGGATTTCAACAACCAGCAGGACGTACATGCATGGCGTGAGTTGGGCTATACTCAGCAAAGATTCACCGGTGACATGTACGACATGCGATTTCCGGAACCCGATTGGATAGCATCGGTGAGAGAATTTTTGCCCATGAAGAACTGGGCTTGGTCTTTTTACCGCATGCGTCCCGGCGATGTGTTACCCCTGCATTGTGACATCTACGCTCGATATCGAGACCTCTATGCTGTCAAGGACACATCATCTATACGTCGCTACATAATTTTCCTGGAAGATTGGCAGAGCGGTCACTACCTTGAACTTGACGGCACCCCCATCACGGGCTGGCGCGCAGGCGAAGGTGTGTATTGGCATGGTGACACTCCACATCTAGCAGCCAATATCGGCAGCACGCCGCGCTATACATTACAAATCACAGGTACCCTAGAAGGACGATACTGATGATCCATAGCAGCAATGAGTGGGGACGCTTGCGTGAAGTGGTAGTGGGGCGTGCCTGGGGAGCCAATTGGCCCGGCCAAGATCCTGTGTTTTCGCAAGAGCGCGAGCATACACAATGGCATGAGACACCGCCGCCCAGTGGTGCAGTGCCGGATTGGATCACACGCGAAGCCGACCAAGATCTTGACGACCTGGCTAAGGCGCTGATCCGCCTGGGGGTAAAAGTCCACCGACCCATTATCCATGATTTCCGCCTGGATCAAGGCATGTACAACTATTGCCCACGCGACCGCGTGATCATAGCAGATGATCGCGTGATTGACTGTGCCATGATGTACCCTGCGCGAGACCGCGAGATCACCATGCTGTCACACCTTTGGTCACCTGAGCGCGTCACAGTGATGCCACGCGATCAAGGGTTGGTGTTGGATGCCGCCAATGTTTGCCGACTGGGCGATGATTGGCTGTATCTAATCAGCCGCAGCGGCAATGTGGCCGCTCTGGAATGGCTGCGTCGAGAGTTTCCGAACAAACGCATACATGCCTGCAACTTCTATGCCGGCGTACACATTGACAGCACCATACTGCCCTTGCGAGAAGGTGTGGTCATGGTCAACGCTGCCAGAGTCACCCCGGATACATTGCCCGAAGTGCTGCGCTCTTGGAAAGTGATCTGGATTGAGGACTGCGCTGCTCGTGACTTCTACCAGTATCCCTATGCCAGCAAGTGGGTGGGCATGAACGTGGTCAGCGTGGACAGCCGAACAGTAATCGTGGACTCGTTCCAAACCAGCATAATTAAAACATTGGAGCATCATGGATTTGACGTGGTGCCAGTGGCCATGCGCCACTGCCGCACCCTGGGCGGCGGCCCACATTGCGTGACACTGGATCTTTGGAGAGAACATGACTGAAACCGATGCGCTGACTCAGTTGCTGAAACAGCAGATCGCCACGGCCGTGGACTCCGCTGTGCAACAGCATGTGGTAGATTTCATACAGCAGATGGCCCTGGATCCCGAATGGGCACAAAAGATCGAAGGCCTGGTCACGCACAACATCACGCAGAAGTTCAGCCAAGAGATCAGCGGGGTGGACATCAACACGCTGATGGCAGGCTGGATCGATGATGCACTGGCGCGTTGGAAAGAACTGCTCATGGCCAACTTCCGCTGCACCGGCATCGAAGACCGTGCGCAGTCCACTCAGTTGACCCTGACCGATGATGTTGCGGTATTCAATTCGCCTGTCAGCACCACGGGACTGCTGGTAGAGCAAGAAGCCGATGTACAGGGCACCATGAGCGTGGACAACCTTGTAGTGCGTGGTACGGTCAACGGTGATGCTCCTGCCTGGCAGGCCTTGGCCCAGGATGTCACGCAACGTGCAGTAAATCAAATGACCAATCAGTGGCGCGAAGTACTGGTACAACAAGTACTGGATCTGGCACGCGAACGTGGTATAGATTTTGACAGCATCTTGGTACAGGGCTTTCCGTTGTTCGCAGGCGACCGTCTCAACCCCACCATTACCAAGACCAACATCACCAAGTTGGGTGTACTGGAAGAGCTGATGGTGGCCGGCAAGATGGACGTGCAAGAGACTCTGTCGGTGCGCCCCAAACGACTGGGCATCAACACCGCTGAACCTGATGCGGCTCTGAATCTCTGGGACGAAGAAGTCAGCATCAGCCTGGGCAAATATGAAAAGAACATGGCCATCATAGGTACCAGCCGCAAACAAGGACTGGCCCTGGGTGTGAACCGCAATCCCGTGGTGCGTATCGATGACACCGGCCTTACCACCATACCCCGACTGCGCATCGATCGCTGGATGATCAGTCATGCCACCGAGGTTCCCGGCTACGAAGGCACTCGCGGTGACTTCGTGCTCAACAGCGATCCCAAGCCCAACCAACCCTTTGCCTGGGTGTGTTTGGGCGGTGCCAGATGGCAGAGTCTACGAGCAGCAAACTGAAATGAACATCAACTGGGTCATGGCCGCCACTTACGATCCCGGCATGGGGTTTGATGTGGGTGTTTTCAAGAACATTGGTCCCATCTGGAGCAGTTACAAGGCCTGGCGTGCCTGTGTCAGTGACAACGTAATATGCCATGACAGCCAGCGCACACAGGAACTTTTGCGCAGAGAGTTCCAGCGTGTATGCAACTTTTATATTCCGGTGCAGCACTACACTGACCTAGGCCGACCCACGGCAGTCAAGCTCTACGAGGGTGAGTATTTGCAAGACACTCGCGACCTTGAAGACATCATCGCTCTGCACCTGGCAGCATCAGTGTCGGACATAGTGCTCATGATGGGTTTTGATCTTGCCAAGCCCGAGGCCATGGAAGACCGTTTGGAAAATCACAGGCTGCGCAATCGTTTGGGCTTGATACGCAAGGTCATTGCTGACAATCAACAGGTTCAGTGGGTGCTGATTGATCATGTGCGCGAGCCCGACGAAGCCTATTTGTCACTGAGCAACCTCACGCGAGACAACATGCACAGCGTGATAGAACTACTGGGACCGGAGTAAACAATGAAAGCAGGAAAAGTCTGGGGAGATACACATCTCCTGGAAGCCAATGGTGTGCTGGAATTCCATCGCATCAATATACGGCATGGTGGTACATGCAGCAAGCACCGCCATCGTTTCAAATGGAATGGATTTTACGTGGTATCCGGCCGACTCTTGATACGCGTCTGGAAAAACGACTACGACCTAGTGGACGAAACTGTTTTGGGTCCAGGCGAATACACTCGGGTGCCACCGGGAGAATATCATCAATTCGAAGCCCTGGAAGACACAGTGGCCCTGGAACTGTATTGGGCTCAATTTGACCACGATGACATCGAACGCCAGGATCACGGATTCGTTAAATAACAGCCAGAACGGTTGCTGTATATCCAGTAAACTGCTACAATGGCTCTATGACTACACCACGCATCGGCTTCTGCTGCAAATGGCTTTCTGACCCCAGTGAATGCGGGGGCATGAAGGTCAACGCCTCCAACCGCGAACTCAACGGACGCAGCACCACCATGCGGTGGCTGCGCGAGCATGCGGATCTGGCCGAACAGCGGCAGTGGGATATCATGAATCATAACGCTGCCGCGGCACTGCGCATGGTAGAGACCGTGGGTGCGCTGCGTCCCGAACTCCGCATGGTGCGTCTGGGCAGCGAAATGCTACAGGGCTACACAGAAAAAGATTGGAAGGCCTGGTGGCAGCGGCGCGAGATCCAGGATCACTGCGAACGCATTTTTGCTCCCGTGGGCGAAGCCGCTCGCAGACTGGGTGTGCGTCTGAGCTTCCACCCTGGACAGTTCTGTGTGCTGGCGTCCGAAAGTGACGACATCGTGGAACGCAGCATCGAAGAGTTTGAATATCATGCTGACATGGCGCGCTGGATGGGCTATGGCAGCACCTGGCATGATCATGGATTCATGATTAACGTTCACCTAAGTGGACGTGGTGGTCCGGCCAAGTTCCTGCGCACCTTGGACAAACTTTCACCTGAGGCTCGCAATCTCATAACTATCGAAAACGACGAGATATCAAATGGCCTTGACGTTACTCTTGCTGTGGCTCACCGTGTGGCTCTTGTGCTGGACATTCATCACCATTGGGTCAACACCGGCGAATATATTGAAACCACCGACCCCCGGGTACATCGTGTCATTGAGTCTTGGCGTGACGTTCGCCCTGGTATGCATTATAGTGTTAGTCGCGAAGATATTCTTGTTGATCATGATGCCGGAACTAGGCCAGATCTTGCTGTTCTACTCGGAGCAGGTTTCCGTAAAAACAAACTCCGCGCCCATTCGGACTTTTACTGGAACCATGCTGTGAACGAGTGGGCCGCTACGTTCAGCCCATTGTTTGACATCGAGTGCGAAGCCAAGGGCAAGAATCTCGCCAGCATGGCCTTTGCTGAGCGACACGTACTACGATGATTGACACCCTGCTGCGCCCCACCCTGGACTGGATCCAGGAGGATTATCGCAGCCAACCGCTGCGGTTCTGTCTGGAGGTCCTGGCCTGGGCCATGAGCATTGGTTGTGCCTTGGCCATGGCCATCACGGTACCAAATCCACCCTTGATATGGATCTATCCGTTTTTTATCATGGGCTGCGTGATCTATGCTTGGGCAGCATGGACCCGTAGGAGTTTCGGCATGCTGGCCAACTATCTACTGCTGACCACCATTGATACCGTGGGATTGATTAGGCTCTGGACTATTTCTTAGCCTTGCGAGCACGGGCCTTGGCTACAGTGGTTTTGGCCTTGGCAGCGACGGCTTTGGCTTCCACTTTGACTTCTTCCGCAGCAGCCTTGAGCTCGACCTTGGCCACTTCGGCAGCGGCCTTGACGTCTTGCACATCAACATGTCCATCCTTGTTGACGTCAAGATTCTTGTCTTTGGTCCACATGAAGTAAACGAAGGCAGCAACAGCCACCAGTGCTAAAACCAATACGATTTCCATTGTTATCTCCTATGCGGTTTATTTAGCCCGCAAACGGCGTATTTTTCTGGGAAAATTGTTGCAGTGCAGCACTAATGAGATATATATCAGTGCAGGGTTCACAAGGATGTGGCCCTTTGCAGTAGCAACCCTAACCATGGAAAGGAACCATTATGTTTGCTATCGACCAAACCATTGACGCGGTACAATATGCCAAAAAGCAAATCGTACAAAACAGCCCGATCGAAAAGAAAGTCCAAGAAGAGCTCATCGCGTGGATCGACAACCAGACGACGTACACCAAAAAAGCGGCCCAAACCTGCTCGGAGGCGTCGACCCAGTATGCCAAAGAGGCGCAAAAAGCGGTAACATCACTGGTGACTCAGATCTACCAAAACACGTTCCAGGACTTCTGGACACAGAGCATGCGAGCCTGGCAGCGCGCCTGAGCAAAACCCCCCAAAAACCGCTGCAAAACAGCGGTTTTTTCTTGATCAGACGGGTCCATGGCTGTTCATAAGTACTTGCGCCCCCACTGCGTCCATGTATAAAATGTACGCAGTTTACAACCAAATATTCTATAAGGCGCGATAGCCATCATGCAGTCAGATATTCAGCAGTGGTTTATAGAGCCAGGAGACGCACTGGCAGAAAACGGTATCATGGTGCTCATGGGCACCATTGATGCTGACAGCGTGAAACCCGTAGTGCAGTGGATCCTACACGAAAACTTCGTGCGCAAGAAAAAGCACAAAGAACTCTTGCTCATGATCTGCTCCGAGGGCGGATCCATTGGCGAAACTTTTGCCCTGATCGATGTCATGCGCAGCAGCCAGATTCCCATCAAGACCGTGGGCTTGGGCTGCGTTGCCAGCGCGGGACTCATGGTATTCATGGCAGGTGCTCCAGGCCGCAGGGTTTTGACTCCCAACACCAGCATCTTGAGCCATCAGTTTGAGTGGGGCAGCGAGGGCAAGAGCCATGAGCTGTTTGCCACCATGAAGGAATTTGAGCTCACACAAGCTCGCATGATGAATCATTACCGCCGGGCCACGGGCCTGGACGACGAAACTCTACGCAAGACGCTGCTACCCCCACACGACGTTTGGTTGTCAGCGGACGAAGCCTTGAAGTATGGTATCTGCGACAGCGTGTCGCACTAGAATCTGCGACGCCGAGCGCGACCGTAGGCTTCCATCATGGCTTGACCAGGCCCCTGTGCCTGCGGTGACGCTGCGCTCTTGGCGTTGTTCTTGAGTATTTCAAAAGTAAAGTTACCCTTGTTGCCGGTGCTGTAGTAGGTTTTGTCCGAACGCAGCATGACATCGGTCACGGCCTGGCTGGGATATACTGTGTTGAACTCTTCAATCACGATGTTGTCGCCTTGAGTGCGTGTCACGGTGTACATCTGGATCAAAGCACCTTGGTTCAAGATGTCGCTGGCAGCGCGACTGAAGTTTGTGGCGGTATTGACCCGGTCTTCCACAGCCCTGGCCACTGCGGTCAGCATGTGGAAGAATGGCACAGTTTTGCTGGCATCGCGTGATCGGAAACTGTTGTACAAGGCCTTGAGGTCATCGTCCAGCATGTTCATAGCCTGTTGCGCATCGGTGACTTTGCGCATGCTCATGATGGTGGCGGCTTGGTCAGCATCCAAGATGCCAAACTGCTGGGCCAGAGTCAACGGTCCCGCTATGTAACCTTTGCCCACTATGGTGTCCAGCATGGCTACTTCCTGCCCATACTTCTGCAACAGAGCTTGACCTGCGGCGGTGTTGCGCACCTCGTCCATTTTGTTTTTGAGGTTGCTGGCCGCGGCAAAGGCACCACTGCCGGCCTTGCTGCTGAGTATGATCTGCTGGCCTTGTGGATTGGTCAAGGTGCTGTCACTGAGTCCGGTGTTTTGACCGGTACCGAAACTGATGCTGCAGGTCCTAAATCCCTGCCCGCCCAGGAACAGACGCTCGGCCTCGGCAGCATTGCCTTTCACAGGTTTGCCCATGACCAGGGCCATGGGCTGTAACATCTCACAGAAATAGTTGCTGAACGCCGTGGCGTTCATGCCGCGCAAAGGAATGGCCAAGGGAAATTTGTTGGCCGCCATGAACAAAGCCATGGCCTGGGCTTCGGCGCTGTCAGCACCAAACCGCTGTTGCACTTGTCGAAATATGCTGTCAGGAGTTTGATTCTGTAGTTGGGTCAAGACCTCAGTGGGCTTGTAGCCTGATGCTTCTTTCTTGGCGGCCTTGGTCTGCAGTCGGAATCCCCCGGGAAGGTCATTGGGGAATTTGTTTTGCGATCTTATGGGATTGATGTCTTTAAAGGCCTTGGCTATGTAATGGTCACGATTGGGATCGTTGGCATCCTTGAAATGTGCCAGGGCAAAGGCCAGATCTTTGTTGGTGGGTTTGGTGATCCAAGTCATGGTCTGCGGGGTATGACCTATGCTTTTAGTGACTTCATCAAACGCAGCATCGCGTGCCTGTACATCTGCATAGGCACCTTTCTCGGGGTAGAACTTGAGATCCTGGAACACAATCTCGTCTCCGCTGGCATTCTGCCAGCGGTCCCCGGGGCGGCGATTGGCCAAGCCCACGCTCTCGGTCACAACAAGGTCGATCAAATCACGCATGTGGTATTTATTGTGGCATCCTGTACCAGAATATCTTGGCTTTGCAACAAAACTCTTATATACTGCTGCAATCATATCACAGAGACACTCATGCCTAATTTAGTTCCTATCGTGCTGGAAAACACCAGCAAAGGTGAGCGCAGTTACGATATCTACAGCCGTCTGTTACGCGATCGCATCGTGATGCTGGACGGCGAGGTCAACCAGCACTCGGCCAGCCTGATCGTGGCACAGATGCTGTTTCTTGAAGCAGAAGATCCCGACCGTGACATCCTGTTCTACATCAACTCACCGGGCGGCAGCGTCACAGCCGGCATGGCCATTTATGATACCATGCAGTACATCCGCTCGGACGTGGCCACCATTGTCATGGGACAAGCCGCTTCGATGGGCTCGCTGTTGGCCACGGCAGGCGCCGCAGGCAAACGCAGCATCCTGCCCAATGCGCGACACATGATCCATCAGCCCCTGGGCGGGGCGTCGGGACAGGCCACTGACGTTGAGATCCAGGCTCGCGAGTTGCTGCGCTGGAAAGAAGTACTGACTTCAATCTATGTCACGCACAACACCTCGGGCAAGACTCATGCGCAGTTGCAGCAGGACATGGAACGCGATAACTTCATGACCGCACAGCAGGCCGTGGACTATGGTCTGGCTGATCGCGTGATCCAGCGCCGAGAAGCCTGATGTCACTGGACCGGACTTTTTGCGCTAGTCCTTGGATCCATGCCCACATCAACAACAACGGCACCTATGAAGTGTGCCGTTGGGCGCACAAGCAAGATCGCACCACACATCTGCGCATCCAGAACACACATCCCGTGATCTGGTTCCAGCATGGCATGAAACAATTCCGGAGCAGCCTGCTGGAGGGTGAGCAGCCTGGGGCCTGCCAGCACTGCCATGCCATGGAAGCACACGGCAAGGTCAGCGGCCGGCAAAAACAGTTGCTCAAGATCGGCGTCAGCGAACCTTTTGATCGCACCTTGCTCAGCAGTCCTTGGCTGCCGGCGCTGCGCTATAGCCAAGACAACCATGGCGTCACGGATCAACTGCCCCAGGACTGGCAGATCGATCTTGGCAACTACTGCAACTCAGCCTGCTTGTTCTGCACTCCGCATGCCAGCAGCCGCCTCGCCACCGAGCAACATCGCCTGGGCATGATTGATCGCATGCCCGAACCGGCCTGGACCGAAGATGCTGCGGCCATGGAAAAGTTCCTGGAGACCCTGCAAGACTCTCCACGTTTGGCCTATCTGCATTTCATCGGCGGCGAGACCTTGATCACTCCGGCTTTTGAGAGCATCGTGGATGCTTTGATACAGCGCGGCTTGGCCGCACAGGTCACGCTGGGCTTTACCACTAATCTCACTGTGTGGCCCAGCGAGCTTATCAGCAAACTCAGCCAGTTCCAGCAAGTCAACCTGGGCGTCAGTGTGGAGTGTCTGCACCCGCTCAATGACTACCTGCGCTGGCCCAGCCGCATTGACGCGGTGCGTGACATGCTGGACCGCTGGCATCAGCATGCTGTGAACCAGGCCTGGCTCATGCAGATACGCATCACACCCACGGTATTCAGCATATGGCATCTTGACAGCATCTATGAATATGCCATGCA